AGTGAAGCGAGTCAAGATTCGGATTATTATATATCGTGTCGAGCATAGCGTATGCCGGGAATTCAATTATCGCCTGTCCGTCTGCTCTTCGATAAATCTTCACGCCGTTTTCATTGAACAGCTCTTCATCTCTTCCCCCAGTCTGTACTGCCGGGATTGTAAGCGAAGCGGCTGTGCCTTCGTTACCGTTCGGATACTCCATTGTAAGAATCTTCTCGTTACCGTCGAACGGCTGCATGAGTGCAAAGTCGAGCCGTCCGCTATCGGGTATCATCTGACGATTGCCCGTCGTGTCGACAACATAAAATCCGGGCTGACCTTCGACGTGTACGACCGTGTCGCCAACTGCAACCGACGTACCGTCAACGAGCTTGAATTCGGCAAGATACGACGTATATCGACCGTCGGGAATAACTTCACGTAGCAACGCCTTGAGAAGGTCCTCGATGCTGTCGCTGTCGACCTTCATCGCTCTGTTCTTCATCATTTGATATACAGTCGGAAAGTTCATACTGACCGGCTCGGAGTTACTGCCGTTCTGCCCGTGAAGGCTTTCGAGCCACTCGTCGACCGTGCCGACAAAGCCCTGTTCGACCGCTACCTCGTAAGCACTCTTACCGTCTTTGCCCGGTAAACCCGGGACTTGAACGGCAATATTCAGCGGATTCGGCAACGTCAATTCTACTTTTTGTTTTTCTTCCATTTTTCGTTCCCCCTCTTTGGTGATGCTAGTGCATCGAAACATCTCTTATTATCGTCATTTTGCCCATGACGATTTTATACGTCCAGTCGGGCGTATGAATAAATACATCGTACTTTGCGTGCATGACTTTCGGATTTGCTTGAAGACTTGCCGATGACGGGATCCGAACCTCGGCCGTGTTCCCGTTCATTCGGCAGTCGCCTTGCATAATTAGAACCCCGTTCATCGCTCGGACCTTCATTACAACACTGGCGGCTGAATAGTCGCCGTTCTCGCTCGGTATAACGTAATTCCTCGCCCAGTCCGACCCGATATGTAATTCGTCGTCGAAATGTATCATCGCTATACCCTTTCGTACTTAATGCCGATAATGTCAACGATAGACGAGTTTTGAATGCTGATTGCAAACATTGTGTTGGTTGACGGAACCCCTGACGAACCCATATCCGACGATTGTACCTTTGAATTGATACGCCAAAAACGGTTATCCTCCGAAATCAGCACAACAGGGCCGGGCGTACTCATTACATAATCCAATGCATAAACCTTGTGTTCTGCAATATATTTTTCGTGTCCTTCGTCATACGAACCGATAACCAAAATAGTATCGAACGTCGTAAAGTCTTCCGATAAGTAAATATCGCCACGGTGAAAATCATAATTAACCGCATCACCACTGTATGCCGTGATTCCCGTATTAGCGTTATTCACTGTCCGCACGTCAACCCCGTTATTAAGGCTTTTCATGTGTTCCCAGTCGATAATTGACTTCATAACTAACGGCTTTTTATGACCGCCTACAATGTCAATAACGTTTGATTTGAACGCCATAAAATCGGCCTTATCAGCCTTCTTATCGAATTGTTTCTTGTGTGCGTCCGTGGCTTCGTCGTGCGTTTTTATTTCCTGTCGCACTTCATCGGCCGATAATCCTTCAGTAACTGTGCCGTCGACGGTTACATTTTCGGCATTAGAATAGCCGAACGCCACTGTAAGCGTGTGACGTGTTTCGCCGTTAGCCCCCATGACCGGCAATGTCGCCGGCGTGTCATCTGTCATGGCCGAAAATAGTACCAGTTGTGCATCGGCATTTCGCACATAAAAGCCGATTTCACGCAAGGTAATCGCATCTTGAGTACCTCTGTTCGATACCCTAAACCGCACCTTGCAATCGACTCCGTCTTGAATAACACTGATAATATCGGCCTTAATCTTTTTATGACCCAGGTCTGTTGCTTGTTCAATGTCACTGACAGCCCCGTCGCCGAACCATATTTCCTCGATTTTCAGCTTCATTTTGTTTGCCAATAACTCGGCGTGAATCTTTTTCCCGGCATTGGTCAATTTTGCTTCGCTCCACATATTTTTCGCTCCTTTCTATCCCTTATACGGTTTCGAGTGCCAAGCGGCCGCCGTAATAAATCCGTTCCCGGATTTCATTCATTCGGTTAATCGATATATCCTCGTTCACGCTTTCGGCCACGACACGACCGCCGAAGTAAATTGTTTCCGTACTCGACTGTTCACTTTGTGACTTCATGATTAAATTCTTCGGGATAATCGGCTCGGACCAGTCGTATATTTCTTGTACTCGATTGGCCGCATCTCTTGAGAGTGTGAACCATATTTCATACTTATCGCCGTTAATTTCGGGTAATACATTCCCGATACCGAATTGGTCGTCCAAGAGTTCTTGCAGCTTTTTAAGCGTGTACGGCCTACTACCTCCGAGTAACGTCATGATGCGGTCACGACGTACCTCGACCGTGTCATTGACTCCGGGTAGAACGTCGAAAATCGCTTCCCACTGCTCCAGGCCGTACCCTGTTGCGGTGCTTATGTACTGATTAATGAGAATATTGCACATTGCATTCCACAATGCCCTGAATTCGGGATTTTCAATTCGCATAATTTCCTGAACGTCGAGGCTGTCACGACTTACCGGCGTAAGGTATCTTGATATATCAATATCACGTTCCAAATTCACGCTATGCACCCACTTTCGTGAGTTCGAGTGTTCCTAGTACCGGGACCGCTTCTGCACCCACGCCCGTATTCTCTTCCAGGCCTCTGACCTTAACGCTTGTTACGTCAACGACTCCGGGAATGTTCAATAAGGACATCAGAATATAAGCCGGCCTGACGGTCGTTCCCTCTGTGTCGGACTTCTTGCCCCAGGCGGCTCGCTCTTTAGCGAAATACTCTTTAATGGCCTTTTCTGCCACGGGCTTTACGTCTTCGATGCTAATGCCCTTGCCAAGTATCACGGATGCGGTTACCGGAATAGGCGTTGCCGTCACAGCCTTAACCGTTACCGTGTGGCCAATCGGAGCAAGGCCGTACCCCTTTCCTTGCGGTGTCGGGTCCATGACTTCCTGAACTTCCTTAACGAGCCCCTCGTCGGGTACTTCGTACTCGGTATTAATAATCACGAGCTTAACCGTACCGCCGCCATTCCAACAGCGGAACACTTTCACACCGCCAACGCCAGGAATGGCGAGCGTTTTTTCTTTATAGTCTGCTCCGTTTCCTCCGTAGGCTTTCGACTTCAAAGCCTCGAAATACCGTTCCCTGAACGTTTCCGTGTCTTCTTCATCTTCGCCAGGCGTAATGACTTTTGTGATTTTGGCACTCGTTAACCCGTTAACGGGAATAATCGGCGTAATATCTCCGATTGTTGTGTTCCCGCCTCGGCCAAGCTGTTCGCATTTCATCTTATATGTATGTGCGTCGTCATCGACAAGCTCCGTTACGATAAAGTTATAATTACCGGAATTGAACCGGGTATATAGCGGCACCGGAATGTCGAATTGACCCAGTACCTCGGCCGGTGTGGCCGCTTCCGGGTAAATATTAAACTCTGCGGCTCGGAGCGTTAAAAATTCCCTGTCCGCTGTCGTGGCGAACGTCTGCCGGAGTATGACCCTGGCCATAATATAAGCCTCGGCCAACTCCAAAGCGGCCGGTGCTGTCGCATCGTAAATAATTGACCCCTCTCGCTTATCAAAAGTAGATCTGACTCGGGCTAACATCCTTTTTTCGATTTTATCGAAGGTCATGTTTTCGTACATTTAAACGCTCACCCCCTTTGTGATATTCTCAAGCGTTCCGAATATCGTTTCCACGTCGAACGCCGCAAATACATCTCCGTCGTCATGGCTGAACTCGAATCCCGTAACTGATATGATTCTGTCGTCGGCTTCAAGTGCTTCCGTGATGCGACGTTGCAACTCGGCGTAAACATACGGTATCGGTTGTCCGAATAGGTCTTCCAATTCAATACCGTAATTCCACGAATAAATCGGATAACGGTATCGTTCCGTACTTAATATTTTGAATACGGCTAACTTCATAGCTTTTAGCCCGTCTGTAAACCCGTTTATTTGCCCGTCGGCCTCGAACTCAACGTTGTATGTATACGAAGGCTGACGGGTCTGTATAATCTCCGGCGAACCTTGCGTTGCCGAAGTCGGTAATAATTCATTCGCTATTTCGTTGTGCACCCCCTGTCGGGATTGTACCAACGGTCAAGGGCTATATACCTTTGGCCGCCGCTTTCACGCAATAAAATGACCTTGTCGCCAAGGACAAGGCCGTTGTGAACCAAGAATTTTTTACGTCCTACATACCCATGATGATGCGGAGCGTAAGCGGCATCGCCACTGCCTCCGCTTGCGTCTTCCGTGATATGGTCAACGCTCATCTCTATCGTATGTTCGCATGTATTCTTCGTCAGTAATATATTCGATTCCGGGATTGTAATTTTTTGGTCGACGGTAATTGCCAACGGGTCCACGGCTGTAACTTCCCCGACAAGAATGTCTGACATATCCAAGTCGGAAAGCGTATTAACGACGATACCTTTCATCGCCTCTACAATGCGATTGTAATCGTTATGCATTTACGTTGCCCCCATTCGTATAACCTTCGTCGGCAACTCACCGTTACCCCAGGCGTAGGCGGCATCGCCGTAATGCATGGCGTATCCTTTACTCGACGAGTTGCCGAAACAACCGCCTGCACCGTCCGCAATAACGACATGGTCATCATCGCCGTAAATGAGTAAGTCGCCTTTGTTGGCGTACCCGTTAAACGATTCCGTAACGTATCCCTTCGCTTCCAAATTGCCTCGAAGGGTCGGTACGGATGCGGTACCTTTGTTATATTCGTCCGCAAGGTCCTTGTTATACCACGAACCGGCTGCACACACTGTGTCTGCACATCCTACAGAACCATACGGGCTGACCCTTCCGTCGCTCATGGAAAATGCCGTATCGACCTGTGCCGCTGTACCGCTTCCCGTGGCCATACCGCCGATACCCATATGCCGTGCCTCCGACGTCTTTTGTGCTGCCTGTATCTTCTTCACGGCTTCCGCATCTTCGTTCTTCGTGACTTCCGTCTTGCGTTCTTCTTCGTAAGTCACGAATAAGTCGAGGTCCATCAAATGCACCCCGGTCTTGAACGTGTGCGTTACCGATTCGACCATCATATACTGATTAATATTTACATCGCCGAAGTTTTTGTTTACATACAACAAAGAACCGCCACGAACTCGAATATCCCCGATAACGCCTTTCAATCGTATATCTCGGGTCTTTCTATTCTTTAGCTTTAGCATGTTCGCCGCACGCTTAACGGCATCCACATCTTTGGCATCGGGAACCAATACGCATTGAAGCCGTCCCCATTCCTCGATATGTTCCTTGTCCATTTCGACGTATGTGTTCTTTAAGACTTTTCTCGCTCCGTCGGGAACAGTACGATAAACCTTAATCATGTCGTATGTGTCCTTGTCGATAGAAGTCTTATAATCGACATCCGTCATGCAATCATCATCGATATATATATCGGTCTTCATTCCTTCCGTGACCGATTTCAGCATCAGCTGACCGCCGTCGTCGTACAGTTGGTAATATTTTTGGGTCTGTATGGTCGTAAGGTCCAAGGCCCTTTGAATAATATCGGCGAGGGTCTTGTCTTTCTCAATGCGTTGCGGTTTCGCCGGGAATTTGTAAACCGTATTGTCGATTTCCCCGACCTTCAATCCGAAGTCCTCGGCAATGTTCTTAATGAGGTCCGTGGCCGTAATATCCCCGTATACGTAACAATCCTTGTTCTTTAAGTACCGTAACTGGTCGTAAGCCGTCACGGAGATAATCGCCGACTTGTCCCGGCTCTTCTCGAATACCGTTCCCACGAACACCAATTCGCCGTTTACTTTAAACTCAATATGATTGCCTTCCGTGAAGTCCAGTATGTCATCTTTCGGGATTTTTATTGTGAGTTTCGACGGCTCACAATCGATGCCCCTAATCAGTTGTACATCATCCAGTACGTCGCATAAAAACGTCTTGTCCTTATTCGTAATGACGCACTGGTACTCCAAGGGTACGGGCATCGGGTACTTTGTGAGTACCCGGCCCGACTTTTTCGGCTCTTCCTTTTTCTGTTCGTCTGCCATTACGTCATTCGACCCCCGTTCTGCACTTTCTCGGCGAGTGATTCGTCTTTCAGCTTAATCAGCTGCCCGTACGTCAGAAGGGCCGGCACGGCGATTTTATTTAATGCTGCAATAGCGAAGAGGTTATCCGGATTACCGAGTTGAGTCCGCACAACTTGTTGAAGTGTTGCCCCGAATCCACTCTTTACTGACTTCGGTACGGCCTTCCCCGTTGTCGGCCTATCGCCTTGTACCGTTCCTGTTACCTTTCCGTTTTCATCCGTCGTGACCTCGATGCGTTTCGCTCCCCAGTCTTTCCATTTCTTTAGTTTTATGTTCGCATACATATCAAGGCCCTCTTCGGCCGCCTCTTCAATGCTCCAATCCTCGAGGGTACATTTCATGTTGTTCATGCCGAGCATCGAGCCTTTCGGACTCATACGAACCATGATGAACTGTATAACGCCTTTCTTCTTTAACTTCTCCAATTCATCGAGATAGTATTTCGCCTTACGTCCCTTAAACAGCGTCGACTGATTGAACGGGTAGTTGCTGTTAGGCAACATGAATTTGAAGCTGACTTCCGTCAGTCCGGGCGGCTTAATGATATTGACTTCGCCCTTGCCGATAAGGTCTATTGTTTCGTTCTTACCGGCAATAGTCGTCGTCATCTCGGCCGGCGGTATCGGTATCTCCATTCTGTCAAGGTACATGTAATACACTAGATACCGACCCCCTGTCTTTGCCCGTTCACGGCCTGTTCGATACCTTTCCGAAGATCCGATACGAATCCGTCCATATCGGTATCGTTATTGATTGTTACGTCGTTACTGATATTTACGACCGTGTTTTGTTTCGTGAATTTACTTAATGCGGAACGGACGGCTGCATCTCGCAGCTCTTTAATTTCCGTTTCCGTCATGTCGACTTTATCGGCGATTCGCTTCGTGTTATCGGCGGTTTGTTTGGCGTTTTTCGCCGCATCTTTGCCGCCACCTCCTCCGGCCGCTCCGTCCTTGCCGGCACCGCTTTCAATCTTCGACGCATCATATTCACCAGGGTTGGAAATATCGGGTGTTTTTAGCATATCCCCGATACGGTCACCAATCCCGTCGCCAATTTCGTACCCGGTTTGAGCGAATTCTGAAATGTTCCCGTATTCCATTTTCTGTGCGACCGTAACCTCGCCGCCGGAAACAGCGAAATGCTCGGCCTGTAACACGTTTTCCCCGATATGGTCAATCGCACCGCCAATAACGGACTTAATCCCGGGAATGTTCCCGATAAGGTCAATAATGGCATTTACGGCCGCCTTGACGTATCCGACGATGCCGTTCCATATATCAATGAACAGATTGGCAACGGCCGCCAACGGGTCACGAAATACGTTAGCGAAGAAATTCGCTAAGGCTGCAAAAATGTTCCACACGAATACAACCGTGTTGTATATCACGCCGCCCAAAATTCCGAACAAGCCTCCAACAAGGCCCGTAACGGATATAGACGTATCCGCAAAGTAATTGAACACGTCAACGGCCAAGAATACTAACGCTACAATGGCAACGATACCGGCAATAATCCAGGTTATCGGGCACGCCGCAAGGGCCACGTTTAGCCCGTCTTGTGCGGCGGTCATTGCAATAAGTGCTGCCGTCTCGGCCCAGTCTGCCACGGTTTTTGCCACAGTCGCAACTGCCGCCGCACCCATAGCAAAGGCACTCGACGCAAGCGGAATCACCAATGCCGCAATCGCTCCGGCTAATACCACGGCCGCAATCTTCAACGCAACCATATGATTACGCACGAAGTTGGCCATGCCGCTAAAGGCCCATACAATCGTATTGATAGCCGCATCAACACCTCGAACGACAATCCAAAACACGGGTGCTAACGCTTCCAAGGCCTCGGCTATTCCTTCTACGGCTTGCCGAACAGCATCACTGTTCGCTAATTGTGAAATGCCTTCAAATACAGGCGTGAACGCTTTTAACGCCCTGTTCTGTATCATCGTAAAGTGGTCGCCCCAACGCTTCGGCATCGTTTCGAATTGTGCGTTGATTTCTTCCATATTCTCGCCGATAGCCTTCTTAATAACCTCGGCGGTAACTTTACCCTCGGCGGCTAATTGCTTAAGTTCTCCACGGCTTACGCCCATGGTTTTAGCGATTATGTTCTCGATAAGCGGTGCGTTTTCAGCGATGCTTCGGAATTCATCACCCTGTAACTGCCCTGATGCCATGCCTTGTGTTAACTGCAACATGGCGTTTTTCTGTGCTTCCTTGCTACTACCGCCGATAACAAACAGCTTTTGAACGCCTTCCATAAAGTCGACCGCTTCCCTCGGGTCGGGAAAGGCATCATGGGCCGACATAGCTAATTGTGATACGGCGTTAGCCATGTCTAAATAACCGCCTCTAGCTTTTTGTGCCGATTGGTAAATGCGTTCATTCAGAATGATAGCGTTCTGTTGGCTGCCCGTAACCAAATTCATACGAGCTTGTATCCCGGCGTATTCTTCGGCCGTTCCCATGAGCGACGAAATGCCGTTCTGTATAGTAGATAACGCTGTCGTTACCGCACTGGCTGCTAAACTACCAATCATCATTTGAAACGCACCGCCCATGCGTTCACTCATAGCCGTTGAACCGCTCGCAACCTTCTTCATACGGTCGCTTAGGTTGTTCATACCGTTTGATGCTTTCCGGGTAGCCTGTACCGCCCTGTCCATCGCATCGGGAATGTTCGTCGACAGCTTAATGTAATTGTTAATGGTTGCCATGTGCTACCCCTTCCCGATTTTAGCCATTTCCGCTTTCTCGGCCTGTACGTGATAGTTCATAAAGGCGATTACGGCGGCTTTTTCGTTCTCATCCATATTGACGAACGCCCTCGGCCTGATGCCGTACTTTACAAAGGCCAAGTACGCAAACGAGGTTTCCGGGTCGTCCGTCTTTATCAGTTTTTTACTTCTTTGATTTTGTCATCAAGGCCGACTTTAAAGCCCTGTGCCTCGGATACGGCACTGGCCAAATCGGCATATTCACCGGGCAATAACATGACCTTCAACAATTCGCCCGGGTCGTTTGCACCCCAAGAATTCTGCAGTTCGACTTCATCAAGAGTCGGATATACGATAGTTTCAACAATCAGATCCGAATTAAATCCTTCGTTGTCGAATCGTTCTTTATATTCACGGGTACCCGGTACGAGGACCTTTTTTGTGTGACGGTCACGGATTCTATCGAGTTCTTTAGTCGTCAGCACTCTGATTTTCCACTCAATCGGCTTGCCGTTTTCGTCCTTGAATCGGTCGGACGCTACATACCCCACTTCGCTTTCGATTTTTACGTTCTCCTTTAAGAACGCACTGAAATTTTCTGCCATTCTTTTTTGCCCCTTTCGTCTACATATAAAAAGAAAAGGAATGAAGGCCCTATGCCTTCATTCCGTCCAATTCTTTAAACTTCGTGGCCCATTTTACGTCCTCGAACGTGAAATTAATTTCGTCCTCGAGCCATTCCCCGTCTGCATTGAAATTAGCGACGGTACCTTCATCAATATTGCATCCCTTCAAAATAACCGTTTGCGACCCGGCGTGACTTGTCGGGTCTTCATTGGTTACCTGCATATCGAAATACGTATCCGTGCCGCTCTTCATCATGTTTTCAATCATATTATCAAAAATCGACGTATTCTTGTAAATCGTCAGCTTGCCGCTTCCTTCAAGTGACGTGGATTTATTCCCCTTCATCATCTTGCCCAGGATTGCCACTTGTTTTTTGTTCTTTTTAACCGTGGCCTTTAAATCTTTGGCCTGGAATAACAATTTACGAGTGCTGCCAACGATTATATAGCAGTTGGCCAATTTTGCACTGATTACGTCGGCCGCTTCCATTGTTCTGATTGCATCCGGCATTGTGTTCCCTCCTTTACGCTACGACGACGGTCATGTACAGTTTTTCCATGGAAACCGTCGGCTGTAATTGAACATCGACCAAAACATCTTCCTTGTTATCGCCTTGCGACGGAATGGGAATATCTTTATCGTCGAAATTCTGAATCGCACGCACACGCTGATATTCTTCGGCTAAATAAACCAAGTCAGCCCACAACGCTTTGCGGCCGTCTTCATCGTTTTGTACTTTATCGAGATACGTCTTATTGAATAATCGTGCCGCATCGATAGCCCAGTTATCGAGTACCCGGATAACCTGATTAAGTGAAAAATCACGGCTTTTTTCTTTCGTAAATTCTGTGAACGTGTTAATGTCCTTCAATACTCGGACTTCACCCGTGACGTTACCGCCTACAGAATCCGTTACGGAATGGAACATAAACATGCCGTTTTTAATAGCCTGTTCCAACTCGAATTGCTTGTACTTCGTGTTAATCGTGTACTCGCCTGTGTACTTACGGTTGCCGACCGTTTCATTAATTGCACACGACGCTTCTTGACCGGTTACCCAGTATACGGCACTGCCTTTTTCTGCTCCGCTGTCTGTAACGTCATTCAGTACCGATATAACGCCTTCGTCATTAACGCCCTGTTTGCCGTGGATAACCAACTGGAATTTCGCACCCGTCTGTACTCTGCAACGATGCGTGAAGTTAATTAAAAGGCCCTTGATAGCGTCATCCGAACCGGCATAGCCAAGCACATTAAAATAGTACGGCTCAAGCATTTCCAGGCCGTCCTGATAGTTCTGCGTCGTAATGGCTGCTCCGTTCGTACCGCCTGTAAGGGCCGTGTAAGCAGTAGCCGCCAATGTAGCCGCCTTCTCGAATTTCAAATACTCATTGTCGACGAGGTCCGCAGCCGTCTTTACGCCTGACTGTTTCGCTACTGCTTGACGATTGTTATCTGTCGTCATGTACGTTGTGACGATAAAAGATCCGGAATTATCCGGATCTGACTGTACCGAAACCCCCAGTGCATTGCCTCTAATGCCCGCATATTTCGCTTTGGCAAGCGTGCAAGATGCGACAGCACCGTCACTATTAAGACGGTAAAAATACCCCGTTTTAAGGCCTGTAAATAAATCTCTAAGGCCTTTCATTTTCGGATGCGTGTAATCATAGCCAAAATACTGCATACAGTTCTTCTGGAATTCGTCTGCATCGACTCTGAATACCGTACCAGACGGGCCGTAATCCAATTCAAGCATCATTGCCCCGAACCCTCGGTCGGATACTTCTGCCGATGCTCGTACTTTCGACACGAAATTAATATACGTGCCGGGTAAAACCTTATTATGGAACAAGAACGTTCCGCCGCCTAATGCCATTACGTTGTTCCCTCCTTATTCATTCACGGACTTTTGTACCCGGTGTGTAAGTGCATCGCTTAACACCTTGTCCACTTCGTCCGCTCCGTATAACTGACCGGAATTCAATACAGTATCAAGAATATCTCGATACCGCTTAAATCGTTCAGATTGTAATATAGTCACCTTATCGAACCGTTCGACGATGCTCTTCGGCTCTTCCTTTACGGCGACTTCTGTGTTTTTATTGGTCGCTGTTTCCATTTTTAACTCCTTCCGTGATTCCGACTTGACGCATCGCCTCTTGTCGTTTCTCGGCTTTGCGTCGTATATCTTCCATGGTCAACAGGAAATGCATCACGCCGTCCGTTACCTTATATGAACGCTTTTTGCTTCTCATCAGTTGGCCGTCGACTGTTATGTACTCTAACGCCGAATACAGTCGTTCGCCCATGTCGTGAAGTTCGCCTCGCACGTCTTCGGGTAAATCCTCTTCGTTAAGAAAGTAGAGGATCTCGAAGTCGTTCGTCCGGTCGTACAGACTAGAAACGTGTAAATCCTCGGACGAATTTACCAGGCTAACATAAAAGCACGGGAATTCTGCCCTGTTCTCCTTGAATTCGAGGTATACCGGCCGCCCTGTTTCCTTATGAACGGCCGTCGCAATACCCGTAATAATGTTACTTATCGAGTTCACGTAGATACCCCCTCATTGCACTGTTTAATAACTTGTTCCCGTTACGTTCAACGAAATTTTCAGCCTTCTCTTGCATGTGCAAGCCCTCAACCCAAGGTTTCTTGAGTCTTGCCCCGTGTACCACGCCACCAATCGGAGTGCCAAGCATCGGAACGTATCGTCCAACTTCCTGTCGATGCCCGTCGTTCAAAAACGATGCATATTTAGATAGGTTATACACCCTTGCAAATGCTGTCGTTCCTACAACTTTCGCTGAGTTCACACGCCACGCGTTCCGTGTCTGTTGCGTGTTGTAATGATACGTTATGTACTTTGCCTGCCCGTTTCTATCCTTGCCGACAAAGGCTTTGACTGATCCACGTTTACCAACGGGCGTGTTTTTCTTCGCTTCACGGATATAAGCCGCTGCCATTTTGTTCACACCGGCCTGCAAAACGCCTTGTGCTTGTGTGGCGTTCCCGAGCTTCTTAAGTCTTGCGGAGAAATCCTCAAACTCGCTTATATCAAATTCAACCTTAGCCATTATCGCTTCTCCAGTAATTCGAGTTGAATTTCCTGATGAGTATCGTATTGTGCCGGAGTAGATGCCGCCTTGTACCAGGTCACCCCTTCGTTGTGCGATACAGCGATGCGTGACCCCTTCGGAATCTTCGCATCCGGATATGTAAACAGCACGATCGACTGAGTGAAGGATGCTACCCCTTCACCCGTTCCGGTCGTGCTTGTCTTATACGATATACGGCAAGGGTATATGCCCGTGTTCTTCGGCTTAGACGTAACGATGCCCGTGGCTTCATCTTGCTTGCTCACGTCGGCATACACGAACGCACTCATCTCGTACATTTTTTCAAGCTGTTGCCTCGCTCGTCTTACCATTTCAACCGTCGGTAACACGCTAATTCCCCCTTGCCGTAATTCGTTAATACATCTGCCAATGCAGTCAGACGCACGGACAAAGGCTCGCCGTTAAACTCGATTTTTGTATCGCCAATTTCGATTGATTTCGCCATATCATCGG